AAACTATTTATTATTTCAAAATGCTTTTTAAAACTATTTATTATTTCAAAATGCTTTTTAAAACTATTTATTATTTCAAAATGCTTTTTAAAACTAGATATCAATTCATATTGTACAATCAATAAGTTTAAGCGAATTGCAAAATTTTTAGCTTTTTTTTCATGTAAATCAATTGTTTTTAAATTGTATTTTGGCGGATACTGAAAATAAATACTACTTAAAAAATTTTGAAATATATGTCCTAATTGCTCAGGAATGTATTTCTCATCTTTATATTCTATTGTAATACTATTTCCATCAAAATTTGATTTTGAATTATATTTCTTTAGCTTCATATTTTTTTTTAAAACAATGTTAAATTTTTTACATATAGAATTAATATCCAATGAAGAATTTTCCTTCTTTACAATATCAATAACTTCCATTGCTCCCATTGGTCGCTTGTTTGACTCTGGGATAATTTTCCAAAGCCTATTGGCAAGATTTTTATTTTCTAAGAATATTTTTTGCTCTCTCTTATTAAGCAATTTAAGAATATTTTTCATTGTTTTATATTTCTTCCTTTATAAAATAATTATTATTTTCTATTAGACTATATATTATATTGTTATTTTCTTTAAAAACATAAATAATCCTTTCTTTTTTCTCTAAAATAGTTTGTAAATAGGCAAAATTTTCATATTTCATTTTTTTCATATCAACTTCTTTGATTTTTATCCTTTCACTTTCAAGCATTATTTGATCCGCTTCTAACTTAAAGCAACTTTTAACATTTCTATTTTTTGTGAATATTTCACAATTTGTTATTTGATAAGTTTCGTTTATTTTATCATACTTTAATTCTTTTGCATATAAAATACTGTTGAAATCTTTAAGGGCTAATTTTTCTAGCTTATTATTTTTTTTCATATTTACTCTCATCCCACCACTTCTATAAAATTTTTAAAGGTTTCAACAGCCATTTTTGATACTACAGCACCTAAGATCTCGCATTGTTCAAATTCGCTATTATCTACTTTTTTATCCTCGTATTTTTTATTTTCAGAAACTAAAAAAATATAATCTTCAAAAGGTTCTTTTTTAATTTTTTTGCAAAATAAATCATCATTTTTTCTAAAAATAACAATATCTGCGTTTGAAATAGTTTGAAGTGAATTTTTGCTTCTATCCACAATAATAAAATCTCCATTAGATAAAATAGGTTCCATGCTATCGCCATTAATTTTTATAATATCATAACTCTTCTTTATGGGTATATCTAAAATTTCTTTTAGAAAATTTTCATCAACGGAAACAATTTTTGCTTCTTCGCTTTGAGATGATGTTCCAAGTCCTGCACTTGCATAAATATCTGGAAAATATCTGAAGTTAATTTGATTATCATTTCTAAAAACATCTTGCAATATCACTTCGTTAAAAGGAATATCTAATGCATTGCATAAAATTTTTATATATTGTGGTTTAGGTTTTGTTTTATTATCTTCTTTAGACATCAACCATTTTTTTATTGTTGCTTCTGAGCTTTCTATGCCATTTTTATATAAAATTTCCATCAAATCTTGATATGTAACTTTTTTATCTCTATTTTTTAAATAAAATTTAAATTTTTCAGTATCAAAATGAAAATCGAATATATCTCCATTTCTTCCCATATTCTCTCCTTTTTTAGTATAAAAATTATACACTTTTTTCAAGCAAATAATGTTCCATAATTAGAAACATAATTAAATATTTATTAAGTTTCTTTATTTTATACTTTCGTTATGAAAAAAATAGATTTTTTTGATTTTACAAAAATATTGAGTAATCACTATACGGTTATTAGTGTTAAAAAGATTAGAACAAATAAATCACGCCCAAGCTTTAAAAAACAAATAGAGTTTAAAAAACTCTATGGAATACCTCATGAATTTTGGGTGGATGTTCGTAGCAATCTTATAAACATACCTAAGCGTGGGAGAAAGCGAAAGGATAGAGAATGAAGGCGATTGAACTAAAGGTTAAAAAATGGCTTTTATAGCGAGATTTTCAATAGGTTTTTTTAGTTATTTTTTAATTTGGAAAATCTTTTAGGATGATTAATGCTTGATAGGGTATTTGAAATAATAGGATTATTTATTTTTACTTTGATGATGTTGCATTTTAGACTGTTTCTAGTGGCTGGTATTTCGGCTGGGATTTTAATATCTTGCATTTATCATTATCTAAAACGCATTTTTTATCACGGTAGTGAGGACAAATAATGTATTTAAATTTATCTTTTTTAAAAACCATTTCAAAAGGAGTTTTTTTTGTAACTAATTTATATCCTAAGTTAGGATATAGTCTTTTTGTCAAATCGTTTTCTAGCTTCATATCTTTAATACAAACTCTTTTTAGTTTTTGTTTTTTAGTTAAATATAAAAACAAAGGACGGATACTTAAACCAAATAAAACACCTATTAAAAAATATAACAAATTTTCTAAAGTGGCGGTTTTTAGCATTTCGGATAAGAAAGAATTAAACATAAAAAACCTTTTTAATTTAAATTATAACATAAAGGAGAGTTGGTGATACTAAATTTTATAGCAAGTTTTGATGTAGCTTTGGGGCGTAAAAGCCTAAGAGAGAGAAAAGGCTATTTGAAATTATCAAACACTATAGCTTATGGAGGACTTAGTGTTGATGCTCTGGCATTATATATACAACTAGCTAAACTTAGTGAAAAAACGATTATAAGTGAGATCTATCTAAGAGAGTTTATAAAAGTTAAAAATAATCAAAGAATGAGTTTAAATAGATTAAGAATTGCCAAAAAAGAATTAATCGAGCTTAGGCTTTTAGAAATTAAAAAGGTTAGAAATGGATCTTTAAATTTTTATGAATGGATTTTAAAAGATGAAAATTATCAAGTTAAAAAGCATTTTAACAAATCTTTATCTTTGCTTAAAAACAGTGATGAAAAGCTAAGCAAAACTCTTAAAAATAACACTTCATCAATCGACAGAAAATTAACCACTGAAAACGAAAAAAAAGAGAATTTGCATTATATAGAAACACACACGCACGCACGTGATAATAAATTTATAAATAATATAAATATCAATAATAATAAATTTATAAAAAAAGAGAATTTAGAAAATTTAAAAAATAATCAAGAAAAGAAAGAACGCGTTTCTAATCAAAACGCCTCTTTTGTGACGAGCTTTATTGATTTTAGCAAAAAGGAGTTAGAGAAAATGGCAAAAAAAGAGTTTAAAGTCCCAAATGCAAATGAACTCATGAGACAAATAATAGCTTTTAATGAGAAAAATGGCACAAACTTTGGTGAAGAGTTGGCTAATGATTTTATAGGCTATTGGGATGCTAGGGAATGGAAAAGAAATGGAAAAAGAATGTCAAGTGTGGCAGGAAGTCTTTATACATGGCTTAAATACGCTAAAGAAAATGAAGCAAGAAAAAATCAGCGTTTTAACAGAAAAAAAGAAGCCAATCCTAGTGTGGTTGATAGCTTGATGGAGTATTACGGAATGAAAGATGAGAACAAAAACAAGCTCTTAGGATGCTTTTAAGGAGTAAAAAATGCAAGAAAAAATACAAATTTTAATGGACTTATTGGAAATTAATAAGGCTCAAGCAACTGATATAGTAGGTAGATATTTGCAAGATGCAAAGGATATTCATGCTTTCTTAGATTTTTATTTCGAAACTTTAGAAAGAGAGAATATCGTAGGGACAACCTATGAGAAATTAAGAAGAGTTTGCAAAAGAGCTGAAATCGAGTTTAAAAAGCGTTTTGAAGACAAAGAAATTTTTTTAGAATGGTTAAAAAATAAATATAAAAATAGTCCATTTTTTAGATTGCTTGAAAGTGATTTTAAATACTCATATGTTTGTTATGATGGACAGGGCAACCTTTTTAAACGATTAGCAAAATCAATTAATATGTTGGTTTGTCTAAATAATTTTGGAGAATTAACCTACGAAGATGGAGAAATGCTAAAAAATAACGAATTTAAACACGCTTTAATAGATTTTATATTTAAAAATCAAGAGCGCATAGGAAAAGATATATATATAAATACTTCTTATAAGATAAAAGGATATACATCTTTAAGCCATGAAGAAGAATATAATAACTTTAAGAAGGTACAGAAAAAATTTTTTAAGGAGAATCAAGAAGAATTTCAAAAGAAAGTAAAAGTCAAAATGGCTTTTAAAAATATAAGCTAAATTTAAGAAAGTCTGAAATGGAAAAGTATATTTTAAAAATTGATTTAAAAAGCAACCCAGTTCCTTATAAAAGAACCACGCAAAGATCTAAATTTGCATGTAAAGATTATCTTAAATATTTAGATTTTAAAAAACTCTTGCAAATGGAGTTTAGAAGACAAAATGATATTAGCTGTTTTCAAGCTTTTGATAAGCAAAAGAAATATGAGTTTTCTTTAAAAATAGGATTTAACAGCAAAAGGCATGGCGATGGGGACAATATCGTAAAATGCGTGTTAGATGCGTTATTTGAAAACGATAAGAATGTTTTAAAAGGCGATTATGAGATTATTAGTTTTAAAAAATCTTTTTTAGACTTAGAAATCAAAGAATTTAATTTTAAAGAAGGGGTGGCTTGATGGCTAGAATGATGACAAATGGCAAAAGTATGACAAAAGAAGAGCTTGTTTCAAAAATAGAGAGTTATTTTAATGAAAGAGTTGTCTTAAAAGAAACTAAGGAGAGTATTATTTTTGCACCTAAAACAAAAGTGGGATTAGCTGTGTATTTAGGAATTACAATACAAACTTTAGGCGAGTGGGAGAAGGATAAGGATTTTGGAGAAATTGTATCTCAAGCTAAGCAAAAATGTGAAATGGATATTTTAAACCATTCCTTAATCGGCACTTATACTCCTAGCGTTAGTATGTTCTTGCTAAAAAATCAACATGGATATGTGGATAAACAAGAAGTTGTCAGCGATAACGTTCAAAAAATTGAAATTATAAGAAGTGAAATCAAATGAAATTAAAAATCGATTTTTCTTACACTCCGGCACAACTTAAAGTTTTTGATGATAAAAATCCACGCTTTATAACTGTAGCAAAGGGCAGAAGACTTGGTTTTACAAGGGGAAGTGCTAAGTTTGTTATCGAAAACTTGCTTTTAGGACAAAATGTTTTATGGGTGGATACCATACAAGCAAATTTACAAAATTATTACGAGTTATATTTTACACCTGAGTTAAAAAACTTGCCAAAAGATTTTTACTCATGGAGTGTGCAAGATAAGAAACTAATTATTAATGGAGCAGTGCTTCATATGAGAAGTGCTGAAAGAAGTGAAAATATCGAAGGTTTTGGATACGACCTTGTTATCTTAAACGAAGCAGGAATTATTTTAAAAGGTAGTAAAGGAGAGTATCTTTGGTATAACGCTATAAGACCTATGTTGCTTGATAACCCTAAATCAAGAGCGATTATCGGTGGAGTTCCTAAAGGAAAAAATCTATTTTATGAACTTTGCAAAAAAGAACTCAGCGATAAAAATTGGAAACATTTTCAATTCTCAAGTTATGATAATCCATTTTTAAAAGAAGAGCAAATTAAAGAATTAATTGAAGAAGTAGGCGGAGAAGGTAGTGAAGTTGTCAAGCAAGAAATTTATGGCGAGTTTATAGATAGCTCGAGTGCTGAATTATTTTCTCTAAGTGAAATTGAAAATGCGATGAGCAAGAACTCTTTTAGTATTGAAAAAATGCAAGGCGAGAATATTTGGGGGCTTGATGTAGCAAGATATGGAGATGATAAGAGTGCTTTAGCAAAAAGAAAAGGTTTTGTAATTTATGAGATTAAAAAATACTCACAACTTGGAACTATAGAATTAGCAAACAAAATACTAGCCGAATACAATCAAAGCGAAGATAAACCAAAAGGTATTTTTATAGACACCTGCGGTCTTGGCGTTGGCGTATATGATGTCTTGTTAAATTATGGTTTGCCTGTATTTGAGGCAAATTCTGCAAATTCTGCAACCAGTAATGAATACTTAAATAAAAGAGCGCAAATGTATTTTACATTTGCTAAAAACTTAAAACACATGGAGCTTGTTAAAGATGAAGAATTAAAAAAAGATATGAGAATGATTGAATATGAATATAGCGACAAGGGGCTTTTAAAGATAGTTTCAAAAGAACAATTAAAAAAGAATTATGGCAAAAGTCCTGATGTTAGCGATGCGGTGGCATTAACTTTTTTTGAAAAACTATACAGCAGAAACAATACTAATGAAGATTGGAGTTATGATGGCTGGTGAGTTTTTAATGATCTATGATGCAATTGATGTAAATAAGATTAAAAAGATTTCAAACTTAAGTGATGATGCAATAAAGTCAAGCTTGGCTAATGAGTTTTTAGAACTTGTATCAGGATTTAATAATATTTCTAAAAAGAAATTTAAAAGAGAATTTGCGGAGTTTTTATTTGAAAAAGGAGTGAATGAAAAAGATATTTTAAAAATAACAAATTTAAGCAAAACAACAATATGGAGAATTATGAATGAAAACAAAAAGAACTAATGATGAGAGAGTGTCGTTTTTAACACAACTCATTAGCGAAAGTAAAAGTGGATATGAAAATTACAAACCACACTTTAAAGAGTTGCAAGATGCTTATTTGCTTGAAAATAAGGTAATGCAAAAACTAAGAAAAAGAAATAAATCAAGTATCTACATACCAAAAATAAACGCTAAGGTAAAGTATTTAATCACTAGCTTAAATGATGTGTATTTTAATAGTGAGAGAATGGCAGATATTGAAACTTACATTAATAGCGATGATACGATTATAGAGCTATGGCAGAATGCAATTGATTTTTATAGTGGTAAAATCAATATGTTTAAGATTTTTCAACCGCTTTTCTTAGATGTTTTACTTGTGGGAACAAGTATAGCTAAGCTTACTTGGCATAAAGGAATGCCACGCATTGAAAGAGTGGATATTGATAGTATATTCTTTGATCCAAATGCATTAAATAGTGAAGATGTAGGCTATATAGTCAATGAAATTTATCTAACTTATAATCAAATCCATGAAAGACAAAAGCTAGGGTTTTATAAAAAAATAGAAATCCAAAAGCTTTTTGATGAAGATGATGAGTATAAAAAAGTGAAGCTTTATGATATTTATGAAAGAAAAAACGATGATACTTGGGTGGTTTCTACCTTATTTGAAAATAATTTACTTAGAAATGAAGTTACTTTACAAGATGGTCAACCTTTTGTCTGGGGTTCAATGCTACCACAACTTAAAAAGATAGATAACGAAAACTATGTAAGTGCTTATGGCGAGCCTATAATGGCTTCTGCTATGCCTTTGCAAGATGAAATTAATATAACTAGAAATCTTTTAATAGATGCAGTAAGAACTCATATCATGCCTAAAATAATGATGCCAAAATCAATGGGAGTAAGCAGAGAAGATATAGAAACCTTAGGAAAACCAATATATACAGACGATCCAAAGGGTGTACAAATATTACCACCACCAAATGTAAATAGTGCGGGAATGAATTTACAGCTTTTAGAAAGCGAACTCACAGAAGTTACAGGAGTTAGTCCACAAAACAATGGAGCTCAAACTGCACAAAATGAAACAGCAACAGAAATTAGCATAAAAGCACAAGAAGGTGGAAGAAGAAGTGCTGACTACATAAGACAGTATAACGAAACTTTTATAGAGCCTTTATTTGATAGATTTGCAATGCTTGTTTTTAAGTATGGAGAAGATAGTTTTTTCAATGGTTATCAAAGAGAGGATATACCTAGTTTTAGATTTAAAATTCAAACCGGCACAGGTGCCATGAATAAAGAAATTAGACGCGCAGGAATTCAAGCTAGTATGCAAGTTTTTTCACAATTATATCAAATGTATATGAGCATAGGCGATGCAAATTCTGCTTATGGGATTATAAATGCTAGTAAAGAACTTACTAAAGAATTATTACCAATTTTAGGTGTAAAGAATGTAAATAGTTTATTTGCTTTTGAAAATAATGAAGATATTAATCCGCAAATGCAAGGAGAAACTAATGCTTAATATTGAAATAAAAAGTGATATATCTAAAACCAAAGGAGGAAAGAAATTAATAGATTTTATCAAAGCAAAATATAGTGAATGTTTTTATATAGCAAAAAATAATGATGAGAAAGAGTTAAGGTTAAAAGCTTTAGATACTATGGCTTTTTTAGACATAATAATCAATAAAATAAAGGATGAAGAAGATGGAAAATGATGCTTTAAAAGATTTAATAAATGTCATAACAGATGATGATAAAGGACAAGTTGCTAATAATGGCGATGAACCTACGCAAGTAGAAGATAATGAATCTACGCAGGTTGCTAATGAGAATGAACCTGATTATAAGGCGATGTTTGAAGCTTATAAAAGTGAAAATGACAACAAATTAAATGCTTTAATGGGTGAGCTTGAATCTTTAAAAAATCCAAAAAAAGAGCCAAGCGAACAAGAATTACAAAGAGAGCAGTATTTAAAAGAATTAGGACTTGATGGACTTGATGAGAAATTAAAAAGGCTTGAAGAGCTTGATAAAAAGCAAAAAGACAAAGAAGAACAAGATGCACTAATCGCTAAATACGCACAAGTAGAAAGCGAGTTAAGAAAAGCCTATCCTGATGCGGATTTAAAGGCTATGGCAGAACTTGCTACAAAATTAAATGGTTTAGGCGAAGGTAATATTGACAGCTGGAAAACCTTACTTAATTTGGTAGGAAAATCAAATAATGCCAAAAAAGCTGAAGATTTATCAAGTGCAAATAATAATGTAAGAACTAGTGATTTTAACGATAAGTTAAAAAAAGGCGAAGTTAGCGAGATAGATCTAGGCAAAGAATTATTAAGTTTAGTATAAAGGAGAAATTATGGATTTTATAACAGCTTTAAAAGGTGGTACAGGATTAGGCTCTAGTTTTGCAGATACTTTGATGAAAACAAGCAATTTCACTCCAAATTTAGCAAGTAGCAGTGGTGGTTTTTTAAATGGATTAAAAAATTCTTTTAGTAATTTTGGAGATTGGTTATTTAAAAGTTCTGATGCAAATAAAGTAACTAATTTTGATAGATTAGGAAATGTTTTAGGCGGTGCTGGTGCTTTATATGGTGCTTATAATCAGCAAAAGATGGCACAAAAGAATTATGAGCTACAAAAAGATGCTTATAACTTTAATAAATATCTAGCTAATGAAGAGTTAAACAGAAGAAAAAATATGGAAAATAAACTTCAAAATGTTTGGAGTAATTAAATAGATTTGGATTTAAGGAAGCCAAAGGGAAATTATAGCTCCCCTTAAAAAAGGGGAAATCAAGTATTAATAAGCCTTGACTATAATTATACAAAGTAGTATAATTATAACTATAATTTTGGTTAGCAATTTAATCACCTCCCAACTGGGCGGTAAATTAACGCTAAAGGGCGGCAACCCTTTAGCGTTGCACCCTTTTAAAATTATACACAAACTTCCTTAAATCCTTTATTTTAAAAGAAAGAATAAAGGAAACAAAATGGCATTTTATAACCCACAAAGAGTAGTATTTAATCCTGATACAGGCGTTATACAAAACGCAGGAAAAGTCGGTGGTGTCTTATATGACATCATGAGCAAAAGTTTTGATGATAAAGTTAAAGCTAATGAGTTTCAGCAAGAGCAAGATTTAAGAAAGCAACAAATGGAATTTAATCAGGCTATGCAAAATAATCAGCTTTTGCAAAATGAATTTAATAATGCTTTAGCCTTGCAAAAATTTGACCTTGAAAGACAAAGACAAGTTCAAGATAATGCTTTAAATTGGGCTAAATATAAAGAAGATAAAGATTATAATCAAAAATATTTAGATTATTTAACTGGTAAAAATAGTAATATAGTTACTAATAAAACAAATAATAATTCAGGCTTTAGTATAGATGCTAATGGTAATTTAAGCGAACCGCAAACAATGAGAGATGTTTTTAGCAAAGAAAGTAATGGCGGGGATTTGTATCATTTTGCAAAAACCACTAAAACGCAAAATATAAATTTAAATGATATTTATGGATTTGGAGATACCATAAATCAAAAATTAAGAAATACTCCTTTTAGTAATAGTAAAAACTTAAAACAAGAATTCGCAGATAAGCTAAAAGCTGAAATAAATTTAGCACTAGTTAATATCACAAGTGGCAGGATGAGCAATGAAGATAGGCATAGATTAGAAGAATTGGTTAAAACAGATAGTTTTTACTTCTTTGATAAGTATGCTAAACATGATATTGAAAAAGCAGTAGAAATATTATATAGAGTAAAAAATGATGCCTTAAAAAAAGAATATATGGATATTTGGAAAACAGAAAGATATTTAAAGGATAGAGATAATATAGAAAAATATTATAGTAATATGCATAAAAAACTAGAAAATGAAAAAGCTATGATAAAAGATTTTATAAATGGTGGAAATATTTTAGCTTCTCAAGGGCAAAGAGTGCCATTAAATAAGATTCTATCACAACAACCGCAACAACAATTAAACCAAGATTTTTTACAACAAAACAATATGATTACATTTAGATAATAAGGATAAAAGATGACAATACAAATACCACAAGGTGCAAAAACAATGCAACTTTTTGATATGAATATAGATATACCAGAAGGAAAAACTTATATAGATATTGATGATAATTTTTTGCAGAATAAATATAATCAATTTATGCAAAATAATCAGCAACAAAACAATTTTAATTCACAAGAAGAATTAGCTTTAGATGGTAAGCCTATGAGTATGTATCAAGCACCACAAGTAAGCCAAAATGAGCCACAAGAACAAGGAGTATGGAGTAAAATAAATAAGGGTCTAGAAGATTTTAATAACCTTATAGATCCAAAAAGAATGATATCTGAAGGATTAGATTATCTTTCTCCAAAAGTTACAAGCGGAGAAGAAGGGGCAAGGCAAAAAATAGAAGATGCTACAAATCAGATATCAGGCGGGTTGTTGGCTAGAAATTTTACTAGCCTTGATAATGAAGAGCAAAAACAAATTTTTCAAATCGCATACGATGAAATAAAAAAATTAGGATATGAGCCATTTTTAGAAATAAATAATGGAGACTATAAATATATAGGCGTTGATAAAAATGGAAAAGAAGTTGATTTTACTCCTAGCTTTAGAAATACACTTGCTAGCACTAAAAACGAGTTAGCATTTTCTGTAGCCGGTGGATATGCTGGAAGTTTAGCAAAAACAGCAGGACAAACAATAGCCAAAAAAGCTTTAAATTATTTCGCACCATCTGCAATTGGTGCTGGAAGCGGTGCCGTATCGGATCTTCATTCACAAAGTAACAATACAGGAATTGAAGTAAGTTATATAGACTATGCTAAAAGGTTTGGAAGTGCAGCCGCAGAAGATGCCTTAGCAGGTGCTGTAGTTGGATCAGCTATAAAGGGAATAGGAAAAACATATAAAAGTGTTGGTGATTTAATAAGCAGTGTTAAAACAGGAGCACAAGCCGGTAAAGATATGATAGATGGCATGGCAGTAAAAGGTGGTAATTTAGGTAATAGGGTTATAGATAAAATCACCCAAAAAGATATCCCTATGATAGGAAAATTTACAGATGGTGGCTTACAAAATGCAGAAACAATTTTTAATAATCTTACAAAAAATGTAGAGAATAAAAAACAAATAGATGAACTTATAGCAAAAGAAAATCCAACATACTTAGAAAATGGAAAGCCTACAATAGAAATATTAAAAAACATTGTCGAGCAAGGACTTAATAAAAATAATCCACAATTTATACAAGATAGCGCTAAAAGAACAAGTGCTATTTTAAAAAATATTTCTAATGCTTTACAAGGAGTTCCAACTACTCAAAGAAGAGAAATATTATTAAAATCAGCTCAAGCTTATCCCGAAATAGGAAGTTTTTTAGATGATGTTTTGAAGGCTGATAAGGATGCTAGTATTTCTTTTTTAAATATAATTAAAGAACAAGATGAAGTATTTAAGAACAAAACAGGTTTAAATGGTGAGTTTGATTATAAGGCTTGGCAAAAAGATAATCACGCTTATGAGAATAGAATAAACCAAGAGTATGGAAGTGCTATAAGTAAATTAGATGAGCTTAATAATGGAAACATAGTATTAACTAGTGAAGATTTAGCAAAGCTTGAAAATTTTAAAAATAATAATTTTTTAGAGCAAGATGTAAAAAATAACATACAAAGCTATTTAGATGAAATAAAAGGAAAAGAAGTAAGTGCGGAGCAAATCTTTGGATTAAGAACAGCTATAAATAAGCAATTAAACACAGGAAATAAAACATATAATACAAAACAAGCTTATGGAATAGTAAAAGAAATTTTAGATGATGCGTTGATAAGAAATGCTAGTGACAAGGTATTAGCAAAAGAAATACTAGATAATGCAAATAAAAATTTTGCTTTAAAGGAAAATTTTAAAGAAAGTTATTTAGGCATGATGAAGCCTCAAGAAACAAAAGAAGGGCTTACCGATAGATTGGTTAAAGGGCTTAGAAATATAAATGAAGATAAGAATTTAGAAAATGCTTTTCAAGGAATGAATGAACAAGAAAGATTGGCTAATGAAACTCATGTGATGAATTCTTTATTAGAAAAACATAGGATTGAAGGTGTGGGGTATGATTTTAAATCCTTAGCAAAAGATTTAGAAGATGTCAATTTTTCAAGCAAAAAAATAAAAGATGCTAAAGATGTTATTAATACATACGCTTTGATATACAATAACAATAGAGATTTGATAATGACAGCCTTAGCAAGTAGTGGAAAAAAGACAAATTCTTCAATGGCTACAACAATACAGGGTGTTTTTGATAGGATATTAATAAGTGGTATTTTTGCTAGATTACATGCTTTAGCTCCTTTTGTGAAAAGTGCTAAAGAACAAGCGTTAAGAAATCAAATACTAGATGCTATAAAACTTGCTAAAACCAATAAAGAAGTTATATCTAATCTTAAAAACATAAAAATAGCAGATCAAGAACAAAGTAGAATTTTTAAAGATGCTTTAGATAATTATATTAAAGTAGATAAAGAACAAAATAAAATATTAAAAGATGCACTAATAAAAGAAGGTGTTATCAAAGGCGACAACTTCTTCATGGATAAAGCTGATCCGAGCAAAGCAAAGAGTGATTATACTGCTAAATTTAATGTAGAAAAATGGATTAATAATGTTTCAGGAATTTTAAAAGATGAATGGGTGGTAAATTTAAAAGCTATGGCTAAAAAACACCCTGAAATGTTTAAAAACGAAGCAGATGTATTTAAGGTAATTAAAGAGATAAAAGACAATCCTACTCATTTTTTTAAAAACTATGATGATGAAGTGGCATTAATAGCTAAACCTTTAAAAGATGATAAGGTTGGCAATATAGCCATAAAAAAAGATAGTGGCAAAATTATACATATTAATAAAACAAAAGGTAAGGATTTGGAAAGATTAAATCGTAGAAATAAAGCAATGCTGACAGGTACGCCAACTCCTGCAACCACTAAAGGCAGTACTACCAATGTGGAAGGCGATTTATTACAGCATTCTTTTAAAAATTCTACCCAAACTAAACCTAAAACAAACTTAATGGATGATATAAAAGAGAACATTAAGGCAAAAGAAGTAAAGAAAAAGAATAAAAAAAGCGTAAAACAAAGACTTGATGAAAAAATACAAAATGATAAAAAAGCTAGTGAAGAAAGAATTGAGAAAATAAAACAAGTTATAGCTAGAAAGCAAAAAATAGATAAGGTTAGAGATAAAAAAAATAACAGGGAAATAGCAGGAAAAATAGGCACTTATACGCTAAAAAATCTTATTAAATTAAAAGAAAGGAGCGAAGATAAATAAAAATTAAGGGTTTATCCCTTAATTTTATTACAATTGCTTCAATCTTCAAACTATTTCTTAATATTAATAGGAAAAGATAAAGAAAATGTAAATTAATTTTTAGGTTTGTTTTTTATAGAATCAATTATTTTAGGTAAAAGTGTCAATGCTCCTAATATAAAAGCAAAATAAGCACCTTCATTATGCCCATTAAGAATAAGATATAATCCAACACATATACTAGTAATAGTTATAAGTAGAAAAGATACCATTCCAAAACCATTCCAAAAATGATAAGATTTTATATCTTTTTTTCTAATTTCTATATTTTTATTCTCTAAATCTAGTATTTTATTATCGTTATCTTTTTTATACTCTAAAGATTTCTCTAGCATTGTCACAATTCTATCTGCTAAATCTTTAGGCAATTTTCCTATAGCATTAAGTTCATTCTCCATAAGAAAATTAAGCTGAGTATTGAAAGTTTGAGATGGATTTTCTTTATTTTGATTTTCTTGTTTAATAGTATTAGGTGTTTTTTGTTTTTGTGATTTTTTCAATTTGTTTCTCTCTAAATTCAATATTCTCTTTATATAATTTTGCTTGTTTTTCTCTTATAATAGCATTTAAATCCCATAAATTAAAGGATTCGTTTTTTATAGGCTTACCTACAAAACCATCTACAAAAGCTTGTGTTTTTGTCATTTTGGTTTTCCTTATTTTTGTTTTGTGATTTTTTCAAATTGTCTTTGATTATCTTCTCTAGTGGCTTCAATTTGAGCTAAAGTAGCCTTTTGCTTGCTAACTTCTATTTCAGCCATAACTTTGCCTACTTTTTCAAAAGTTTCAATTTCTTTATTATCTTTAACTATTTCATTTTTCATATTTAAGTTTCACGTTATCTTCAAAATTTGTATTGTTTTGCTGTATAGCTTTTAATGCACCTTGTATTATCAATAGATCTATATTTTGTATTTTTGGATAATACCCTTTATAGTTTAAATAAGAAATAACAACAGCATTGTTTGGTTTTTGTTCTTGAAGTATTTTTGCTTCATTATAGGCATTTAATATACTACTCATTTCAATTCCTTTTGATAATTAAATTATACCTTTTTTATAGTTAATTTATACTTATTTTATATGTTTTATATATATTTATATATTATAATCTTACTTTTTTTAAAATAAATAATTTGCTTTAAAATACACTATTTTTATTTTATAAAAGGTTTTATAGATTTTGAAATTTCATCTAAAACTTTTGCTTTTTCATAATTAATAAGCCAACTATCAACCCATTTAGGTGTTTCGCCTTTTGCATTCCAATTAATAACACCATTGTAAACAGCTCCGACCATATTTGCAAATTCTTTTTTTGTAAGCTCTAATTCATTTAATTTTTTTTCAAATGTTTCTATATCCATTTAATATCCTTGTTGGTTTTAGTTATTATAGCAAAAAATACATAAAAATTTAACTTTTAATAAAAAATAATTATAAAAAAATGTATTTTATGCTTGACATATATTATAAAAAAGTGTATAATCACTGCATAAAAGTTATAAAATAATTAACTTTTGTAAATCAAAACAAAAAGGTAAAAAATGGAAAAATTAGCTGTAATTAATGGCGTGGATGTAGAGTTGGAGGTAGCCAACGACCAAGTAACGACTACCTCTTTAGACATCGCGGCGGTTTTTAATAAACGCCACGATAATATTATAGCAAAAATTGAAACTTTCCCAAAGGATAGTTTCACTGACCTTAATTTTAAGGCGAGTAAATATATTGATAGCACGGGTAGAATTTTACCTTGCTACAAAATCACTCGCGATGGTTTTTCTTTGCTTGTTATGGGTTTTACAGGAGAGAAAGCTTATAAATGGAAAATCGAGTTTATCAAAGCTTTTAATGAAATGGAAAAAAGACTAAGAAATATTGAATATGAGAAGCACGATAAGTTAGCTTTTAGACAAAGCTTAGGTTATAAATCACAGCTTAAACAGCAAAAGCAAAAATATGAGAATGAGATTAAAGCTTTAAAATATGACTTAGAACAAAGTAAAAATAATTTTAAAGATAAATTAAATTGTATATTGGCTAAAAATGGTTTATATGCCTTTGATTTTAAAACTTTTAAAAATTATGCCTTAAAGCTAGAAAAAATGTTAAAAGATTTAAAAGATGATGAAAACAAAGAGAATAAACTACTTTTAAGAATGCAAAATGATTTCTTAGAATGTTTAGAGCTTTATAAAAGTGTAAATATCTAAATCATTTCAAAACACACTATATTTGAAATAGTCATTTTTGGAAAAATCCTTAAAACTAAACTAAGGAGAATTCAAAAATGGCTTTACCTTCAATGGGACATACCTCACCCGCAACGGAAAATGTTAAGTTAAAACAATCAATATATGAAACGATTATTAAAATTGGAGCTACTGAAACACCAATTTTAAATAAAATAGGTACTTCAAAGGTTACAAATCCTTTAACTCATAGTTGGATTACTGATACTTTTGAAGAACCAAAAAAGAATGCAAATTTAGAGTTAAGTAAATTTGTAGGTGAAACAAAAAACACAGCTCAAAAAACCACAAATGCTACTCAAATATTCATTACCGAAGCCATGGTATCAAAAGCTTTGTTAAAAGCAAATCAATATGGTGGCAATGAAATGGAGTATCAAATAGGCAAAAAAACCAAAGAACATAAAATGGATATGGAATATGCTTTATTTGGTCTAGGCAGAGATAGTGATGTAAAAAAATCAGTTTTCAAAGATTATGTTCAAGCACAAGAAGCAACAAGTGGAGAAATGGCTGGACTTTTTCATTATATCGCTAAAGGAAAAGATAGCTTTGCTGATGGAAAGCGTGGAAATGTATTAGCTTTTGATGAAACAGGAGATTGGAGCGGAACTGCAACAGAACTAACAGAAGATAAACTTAATCAAATTTTGCAAACCATTTGGAATAGCGGAGTTACGCCTAAAGATGTCTTTTTAGGAGCTGACTTAAAAGGAGCTATTAACAAATTTGCTACAAGAATTTTAGGCAATGAAACAAAACTAGCAGGACAAGTAGTAAGCCTTGAAACAGATTTTGGAACGGTAAATTTCCATATGCATAGATTATTAAGCCCTAAATATGGTTTGGGTGATGTTTTAATTGCTGGAGATTTTGAGTATATGAAACATGGGCTTTATATTCCTACTATGATTGAAGATGTTCCAACTGATATTACTGCAAAAGCAAAAAGATTTTATACGCAAAGCACTTTAGAAATAAGAAATGCTGATGCTTTTGCTATAGGAGTGGGATTAACTAGTGGAAATAATGCAAAGGCTAAAGCGGTTTTAAAAGCAGCAAAAGGTGCATAATGCTTTGTGCTACGGCTAAAAAACTCATTATCGCTAAAGTTAAAAATTCTTACAAAATGATAGAAGATGATGAAGTTTTGAAAGCCTATTTTATGGAAGCATTTTATTATATTTTATCAAAATGTGTTCCTAGCGTTCTTTTAAAAAATGTAGAGCAAGGCGAAAAAGTTTTTAGGCAAGTTAGAAATAATCATTTTTTGATTATTCCTGATGAGCCTGATTTTGACAATGAAAAAGAACATTTAATGATAGATGAAACACTTAGTTTTGCTGTGATTAATTATGTTTGTTATTTGATTACAAGATGCGAAGAAAAAGACTTTCTGGCATTATGTGACAAGATAATTTATGAGTATATAGCTAATGATGGCAAGGAGCTTGATGATGAAAGAACATGGTTGTAATTGTAATTTCACAAAAAAATTTAATAGAGCTTTGAGTTATAAAGACTATGTGCAAAGTATAAATAGTGCTGATTTTATAGCTTATTTAGATGATAAAAAATGGCTTTTAGCCATGGATGATCTGCTTTTCTTTTGTGAAAAGAGAATTAAAGATAGTGATTATTATGAAGGTTAAAAATGGGAACAAGCTTAAATGAATTAAAAACAGGTAGAGAAAAACTTGAGATTATAAATCAAGTTTTGGCAAGAATTTCAAATGTTGCTACTGCTTTGGATAATACCAGAATAGAAGAAATTGTAGGACTAAAAGAACAAGTTAATAATTTTTATAATCAAATTTTAGAGCTTAAAAATTTAGTTGTAAAAAATAGCGAGCTTACTCAAAGCAATACTGATTTTACTAAAAACAAAAGAAATGAAATTGAAAAAATAAGCAATGAAATAAAAAATACTTTAAATAATATAGAAGAAATCTACAACAACATTATAAAATCAGAAAAAGATATAAGCAATGGAGTTAATTTTGTTAAAGACAAATATCCTGAACTTAATGAGTTTAATAAAAATTTTGAAATTATAAAAATAAAACTTGAAGAATATTACAACATAGCTGTTGATTTTAATGCAGGTCTTAAAAAAATAGAGGAAAACAAAAATCTTACCAAATCCTATTTAGATTTATCCATAGAACTTAAGCAACAAATCTTACAAGAACTAGAACACGCACAAAGTATTAAAGAAGATTTGCATTCTAATATAGAGCTTGTAAATAAACTTGTTTCAAATATCGTGGCAACAAAGAATGAGATTATATCTATAACCAATAATTTTAAAAATGTAAAATCAGAAGTTCAAAATATAGTTAATGATGCTGAAGCAACAATAAAACTTAAAATAAACACTATTCTTTTTGAAAATCAAAGATTAAATCAAAATATGATTGATCTACTAAAGCGTTGCGAGAAGCTAGAGGATGAAATAGTAGGAAAATATGAAGATATTTTAAAAATAGAAGATCTTATAAACTCATCAACTGGAATTATAAATGATTTGAGAGAAGCAGTAAAACAAAGCGAACAAATAAGCGAAGATATGAGAAGTTTTACAGCTATTATCAACGATTTCAAAACAGAAATTTCTAATCTAAAAGCAGATTTAGAAAGCTATGGCGAAAGATTAAAAGGGCAACTTGATTTAAAATTAGCACAAGCAAACTCAAGCGTAGATGCTAAGATTTCAAGCATTGAGACTCTAAAAAATCAAATTGAAGCATATGTAGAAGCTAATAAAAATACCGTAGATGTGGCTTTAGCTAACTTTATAGAAAGATCTAAAATAGCTAATGAAGATTTAGGAAGATTGGCTGAAGTAGCAAGAACAGAACTCGCTAATGATAAAACAGCTATTGAAAGCTATTTGCTAGAACTTAAAAAAAGTATCGTTGATGAAATGAAAGAAGTGTCAAATAGCGTTACAGATGAAACAAGTGGAATATTAGCTCAAAAAAACCAAATAGAGCTTATCATGGCACAAGGAAAATCAGATTTAGATACTTTAATCAACAACTTTAACTCAAATTATCAAAACAAACTTAACGAATTTAATTCTAATACTAATGAGAAATTAGCTTCTATTAATTCACTCAGTGAAGAAAGTATAACAAATATACAAAATAAAACAGATGAAAATATAAGCAGATTAGATACAGCCAGCGAAGAAAAACTAGCTAAATTTGATGAAATTATAAAAGATAATTTGGGTGGAATTTATTCTCACATTTTTTCAATCGAAAATGTTTTATTTGATAAAAAAATAATTAAATTAAGTTATAAGGAGTAAAGAATGGCGGACTTAGAGCAAGTTGTAAATGATTTAAATTTGGCATCACAAAGCTTACAAGAGTTAAGAGAAAAATATGATGGTGCTTTAGATTTACTAGATAATAAAAATACAGAAATAACAGGTGCGCTAGATAGTGCAAAATCTGATGCGCTACAAGAAATACAAACTATAAGCGATACAGCTACAAGTCAAATTTCGCAGTTAAAAGACACATCCTTAAATTTGGTCAACGAAGCTAAAAATACAGCTACAACTGAAATATCAAATAAAAAGGAAGAGCATAAACAAGAGTTAGAAACTAAGAAGAATGAATATATTAATGAAATTGATGCAAAAGCTAATGAGTATGATATTGCCAATATTAATGCGCAAGTTCAAGCTATGGATACCAAAATAACCAAGCAGATCAATGGTGCAAAAACGGAATTAAATTCGAAAATAGACAATAAGGTAACAAAAACTGGAAATGAAACTATAGCAGGTGTAAAAACATTCTCAGTACCACCTGTATCAACAACTAATCCTACTGCTAACAATCAAGTAGCAAACAAATCATATGTAGATACAGTC